ATTTAAATCTAAATGAACAAGACATATTTGATTTTAACTTTGCTGACAGAATTTATATTAAAAATACTTTATGGAGAGTATTAAGTATAAACAATTATGTAGTAGGTGGAAAAGAAACAACTAAGGTTAGATTGATTAAAGTAATTACTAAACTTGCTTATGAATGTGATGTAATTCCTTATGATTTTAATGGTAATGGAACAATAACTTTTGTTGACCCTGAGAATCCTACAGGAGGAGCTGTAGATGTTACTAACGCTTGTTGTGAAGATATAGATAGTGCCTGGACTTTTCAACAAACAAACAATAGTACAGGAGTAGGTATTTGTTATCATAATTTAGACAATCCTACAAATCCACAAAACACAGGAAATACTGATGGTTTAGTAGGTATTAATAATGTTGATTCTATAGGTTTTGGTAATAATCAAATACCTTTACCTATGCCTGTAATAGGCTCTACACAAAACACTATACTAAATAGGGGTTATGGCTCAGTACAATCTAGCACATTTTATATGTATGCTAATACTTTTGATAATACTACAGCTTCTTTCTTAGTTAATGGTGTTAATCGTAAAACTTTAGCTATTCCTGATAATAATATGGCAAGTTTAGAGATAGAGTTAATAGGTACAGTACAAATAGATACAGATACTCCTGCAAATGTAGGTAAAGTTGGTTATTATAATTACACAACACTATTAAAGAACATACAAGGCACAAATTCAAGTATAGGTTTATCAGGTGGTATATTAACTAAATCAAATGCAGATAGTGGTTTTCCTACTCCAACAGCAGGATTTACAACATTTGATAATAACTTATGGACACCAACAATACAAGTATCAGGAGAGCAACAAATAGGGTGGGTAGCTAAAGTAAAAATATTGCTACAACCTATACCAAGAGATAGTTCACAATTTAGGAATTTAGCAATATATCAAAATGGAGATGGTATATTATTCCAAGATGTAAATAGATTAGAATGGAATTAGAAAAAGTAAATATAATAGGTGGTATAATACCAAAAGTATTAAAGATTATAACTAAGCAAGAATTAGATTATAGAGAATTTGACTTTGTTTATGGGCAAGAAGAATACACAAAAGATTATAAAAAAGTAAAAAAACAATTTAAAAGACAATTAAAAAAGACATTTAGATATGGCAATTAGTAAAAAAGAAGTAATCTTATTTTTTAAAGTAGCTGCAAAAAAAGCAAAAGAGGACATTAAAGATGTTGGAGATAACTTAAAAAAAGTAGGCATAGGTGGTAAATTAGCTCAAGGTGGTTTAAACCTTATGAGTATGGGTTTTAATAAAATTAAAGTTGCTATAAAAGCAGCAGGTATAGGTTTGTTTATTGGATTACTTACACAGCTTACAGGATTATTTTCACAAAATCAAAAGACAGCAGATACCTTTCAAAGAATAATGATTAAACTAAAGCCTGTATTTGATGCTGTAGGTAAAGTAATAGAATTTGTAGCAACTGTATTAGAAAAACTTATAGACTTATTTACAGGAGCTATAGGTTGGATTGGTAGTTTAATAGGTGTTACAAATGATGCAACTTCTGCTTCTGATGACTTTGCAGCAAGTTTAGTAGAACAAAGAAAAAAAGTACAGTTATTAGAAAGCGAATTAGCTATGTTACAACTACAGTATCAAAGGGAAGCTGAGCTAATGCGACAAATTAGAGATGATGAAGCAAGAACTATAGATGAAAGAATACAGGCAAATTTTGAATTAGGAAAAGTCCTTGAAGAACAATTAAGGCATGAGAGAAGTATAGCTAATGAATTTTTAAAATTAGCTGAAATGGAGCTAATGGTAAATGAAAATAATATAGAATTACAAAAAAAAGTATTAGACCAAAAAGTTAAACTTGCAGAAATAGATGAAAGGATTACAAGTCAAAGGTCAGAACAATTGACAAATTTAAATGCTTTAGAAAGAGAAAGAGAAGCACAACAAAAAGAAGCTGCTGAAAAAAGAAAAGAGCAATTAGAAAAAGAAGCAGAATTAATGAAAGAATTAATTGACTTACAAAATCAAGATATTAAGCAAAAGAAAGAAGTTGCAAAGACTATAAATGAGCAATTAGATTCAGCTACAAACGCTAATGAGGAGATTATAAAAGAGTTAAAAGAAAAGCTAAAACGAGAGTTAGCAGCACATGATTTAAATGTTAAAAACGCAAAAGAAAATATAGTATTAAAAAATGAAGAAGTAAAAAACTTTAAAGAACAAAATGAAGAAATAATAAATAGTGATAAAGAGAGAGCTAATAGCTTTCAAGAAACAGCAGAAAGTGAATTAAAAAGAATAGGTCAATTTACTGATATGTTTGGTGGTAGTATTAAAACAATGGAAGATGTTGATAGAGTGCAAGAATCTTCTATGAATAATATGAATAAAAAAATAAAAGAATTTGCTGATAAGTTAGGTATAACTGTAGATGAATTTTATGATACTGATGTGTTTTTAGGTCAATTTCATTTTGAAAGAGATGAATTATTAGGAGAAGTACAAACCTTACAAACAGATTTTGCAACAGCAAGAAATAACATATTAAAAGAAACAGAGCAACATGGAGAAGCTATAGTAAGTATTACAGACCAACAAATATTAGCATCTGAAGAATCAGCTCTACAAAGCGAAAAAGTAGTACAGAACTCTGCTACAAACAGAAAGGCTATTATAGATAAATTAACTAAACAAATAGAAGATGCAGAAGCAAGTTTAATAGATACTACAACAACACTACAAGAACAAGCTGATGATGAGTTATTTTTACATTTTGAAACAGCACAGGAAAAAGAACTTAGATTAGCTACAGAAAAATACGATAAATTATTAGGATTAGCTCAAAACAATGCAGAACAAACTAAACTATTAGAAGAAGAAAAAGCTGCTGTTCTTTTAGAAATTAATGAAAGAGAGGAAAAAGAAAAGCAAAAAATAATGCTTAAAGGTTTTTTTGATTTTAGAAAGGAAATGAAAAAACAATCTGATTTAAAAAAGAAACAGGCTGAAGCAGATGCAAAGATGGAAAAAGAAGCAGGTATGAAAACCTTACAAATGGGTATAGGTTTAGCAAAAGAGGGTACTGCTGCATATAAGGCTTTAGCAAGTACAGAAACTATCATATCTACTTATGCAGGGGCAACAAGAGCCTTTAAAGATGTGCCTAGTCCTTTTAATTTTATACAAGCAGGTTTAATAATTGCAGCAGGTATAAAAAACTTATCTGAAATAAATAAGACTAAAGTAGAGGGAGCAGGTGGTAGTACAGAAACTATAACAGATACAATAACAAGTGGTGGAGATATGGGTGGAGATGTACCTGAAATTACTTTTGGAGCAGCAGGTAGTGATATTCCCCCTGTTCAAGCGTTTGTTATAGAAACAGATATTAGTAATGCTCAAGCTCTACAATCAGAACTTGATTTACAAAGTACCCTATAAACAAAATATTAACTTTTAATATATACTATTACAATGGCAGAAAAAAAAATAAAAAGAAGATTAGTAGAATTAGTGATAGATGAAGAATCTGAAAGATTTGGAGTTGAGGCTATAAGTCTAGTAGAATTTCCTGCAATAGAGGAGAATTGGGTATTTTTTAATAAAGATAATTTCTTATCCTTAGCTAAATTAGATGAAGAAAAGAAAACTTTAGTAGGGGCAGTTCTTATTCCTGAGAAAGAAATACCTAGATATGACCAAGAGCTTGATGAAGAATATGTAGTTTACTTTAGTAAAGACACTATCAAAAAGGCACAGGAGCTATTTATGGGTGGTTTAAGGAACAATAACGCTACCTATGAGCATAAAGTACCAATTGATGGTTTAAGCGTTGTAGAGAGTTGGATTAAGGAAGATGATAAATATGACAAATCATCTCAATTTGGATTTGAAAAAATGCCACTTGGAACTTGGTTTGTAAAAATGAAAGTAAATAATGATGAAGTGTGGGATAAAGTAAAAAACAAAGAAGTAAGAGGATTTAGCATAGAGGGTTACTTTACAGACAAACTAATAGAGGCTTCTAAAAAGAAATATAAAAAGAAAAAGAAAAAATACTATGATAAAGATTCATTAACTGATGAAGATTTATTAGATAGAATTAGAATGATTATAGCTCAAGATGAAACAGACCAATTTGAGCTAATGAAAGAATACATTACGAAAAGGGCGTTAGCTAAATATCCTTGGAAACAATGTATTGCTGATATGAAGAAAAAGTACGGAGAGAAATCTGCTGCTAAAATATGTTCAGCTATAAAAAAGGGTACTGTAAAAAGGTAGCCTGTAAACAATATTAAATTAATTATATATACTTATAAAAATACTATACAATGAAAGACACGTTAGAAAAAATCAAAACTTTATTGTCTATTGATAATAAAGAATCTAAGGAAGTTAAAATGTATGCTGAAATGATATTAGATGATGGCAGAGTTGTAGCTACTGAAGATGAGCAATTTATGATTGGCTCTGAAGTCTTTGTAGTAAATGATGATGGCGAAGCAAGTGCTTTAGCTTCAGGCTCATATACTATGGAAGATGGAGATAAACTTACTATTGATGACAATGGTAAAATCTTAGATATGGGAGAAGAAAAAGAAGCAGAAGATGTAGAAGCTGATAAAGAAGATAAAGAAGAAATGGAACACGAGCCAGGACACGATTCAGAAGCAGATGTTGCTGATTGGGCAGGTATGGAAAAAAGAATCAAAAACCTTGAAGATGCTGTAGCTGATTTAAAAGCAGACCACGATAAACTAGATATGTCTGAAGAAGCTGAGGAAACAGTTGAAGAAGAGGTTGTAGATGAGAAAGTAGAAATGTCTAAAGATATGGTTACTAGCTTAGTAGAAGAAATAGAACACTTAAAAACTAAGTTATCAGAAATGGAAGAAACACCAGGAGCTGAGGGTTTTACTCACAATCCTGAAACAAAAACTAAATCAAATAGTAAAGTAGATTTAGCAAAAATGACTGCATCAGAAAGAGCAGCGTATTATATTAACAATAAATAAATTTAAAAAAAATGGCAAATAAATTAATAGAACTAAATAAGCAGTACAATTTTGATGTTACTGTAAATCCTGCTACTACTTACGCAGGTGAACAAGCTCTACCATATGTTACTGCTGCTGTAAAATCAAATGATACTGTTGCAAAAGGATATGTTAGAACAATGGATGGACTTACAAGTAAAGCAGTTATAAGTAGCTTAGTAACTAGCGACCCTATTGTAGGAGCTGCTTGTGGATTTTCTGATGCAGGAACTAT